CGATAAGATGTCCATGTAAAATTAGTATTGTTCAATTCATTTCTTTTTCTTTCAAGCAAAGCTTTTTGTATTGCTGGTGGAAATCTATCGAACATTGTTTGATTGGGTTTGACATAAGGATGTTTATCCATAAGTGTTTCAGGATTCATGGTTTCACCAGCATGTGAGAATATAAAATTAAAACTATTCTTATATTTAGCTGGTACATAATACATACGACTTAAATCTTTTGTTTGAGCATCAGCAATATCGCCAATTTCTTTATTCAATGCATACCAAAAATGTTTAATATCATCTTTCATTACAGCTTGTGTTAGTGGAAATACTAATCTAAATTTGGGATTCTCAACTGTCGATGAAGCAGTTGAATAACAAACATATCGATATTGAGAGTATTTCTCTTCGATGTCATGCATTCTACCAACAAAATCATCTATATCAAGAATCCCAAAGCTGCCCCATGCTGTGACGTTGTCATTAGCCCTTGTTGTATTGGGGATGTATACTGCAGGACTTATGAGAGGAGCATCTTTTTTTGTTGGATATTTGGTTGATTCAGATAGCTTATATAGAATAGCCTCGAACTCGTCGAAGTCTTTATAATCCATACGCTTATCTGTTTTATTGTCGTATATGCTATCAAATATTGTTAAGCTTACCATAATTTCCTTCGTGTGAAGGAGCCTCCCAACCTTCTGGTTTAATTAAGTCTGGTAATCCAAGTGGATTTGGTCTAGATTCTTTTACACCAACTTTTTTTGCTAGGTTTGCTTTAAGTACTTCATCCCATGCTTTATGAGAGTCTACGCCTAAAGCATCAAGAGTACCTATAGCAACAACACAAAGGTCAATCAATCCATCGACAATTTCTTCAGCGTCTTTATTTGTAAATGCTGCTTCTGTTTCCATCAATTCTTCTCTGATAAACTTAAGTCTAAACTCAATATATTTATTGAGTAAATCAGAATTATCTTGATTGTCGTGCATCCATTTTTTAACGCCATACTTGTATTGCATATCGGATATATCTTTTACCCAGTCTTTGCTCATGTTATGATTCCTTGTTTTGGTGGTGTTACAATTCCACTGTTCATTTGTCTTATTTGGTCCACTAATTCTTCAAGCGGGTCAACAACAAATACAATAAATCTCTTATCAATTGTAATTCCGTTTTTAGCTTTGGTATAAGCCATAAATGGCATAAACCCAATTTTGCCTTCTCCTGCAGGAATAAGTGAATAACCATCTTCAATTGTAAGAGTGCTTTCTGTTTCTGTAACTTTTCCTATTACTTCCTCACCTGAGGATAATCTAACTAATTTCATTTTTTTCTCCATAGTTGTATATATTATACCATACTTTTAAGTAAATGTACATCTTTTTATCCAAAAAAATCTTCCAGGCTTGCCACTTCTTTCGAAGTCCAACCCACTGCATCGAGGATTGGCTCAATCGGGTCGAGGAATGTTTTTTGAAACTGTAGCTCATGGTCAATGTATTTACGCAATCCAAACTCTTCTGGAAGATAGTCTGGAAAAGCAATTACATTTTCATGAATTGAATTTGGTTTGCGAAGATATAAAAATTTAATCTTTTCGCCATTGTTAATTGGTTCGTATTTCTTTTTAAGTTGCATGTCTTCAATTAATTTGTTGTACAAGATTGAGCCACGAACATGAATGGGTGTACCTTTTTTATAAAGACTATTTCTGTCTTGCCATTTACGAACTTCGGTTACACCTCTTGGAAAAGCAATTTGGTCTGGGTCAAGAGTTTTAAAATGTCCTTTGAATATTTCAATTGCACTTTGTACTGACCTTTCATCTTTTTCTATGATGACTTTAAATATTTCTTTTAATGCTTTACGACATGGTTCAGGTGTAGAAGATTTGATTGCTTCAATGCCCATAATCTTGAGTTTAGGTTCAGCGTATCTTACGCCTTCGTTATCATGAACATTCATAATATATCTTTTCTTTGCTGTCCATAGTGCACGGTCTGCAATTGCTTCACGTTTCATTACCATTCGATTACTTACACCACCAAGTATATCATATAATTCTGAATAAGATTTTTCTAATTCTATTTCTAGAGCTTCATTACAAACTTTATCTAGAAAGTCGATTGTATTTTCTGGTTTAAATTTTTGTACAAAATCATCTAAGCCCACATACAACGAGTCGGTGTCGATTGCAATAACAAAGTCTTTCCACTTTGATGTTTTAAGCACTCTATTGAGATAGGCGTTAAGTGAATATTCGGCCCATCGAATTGTAAGTTGTCCTGTAAGGGTGATTGCTTCTGCGATTCTCTGGTCAAAGAATCTGAAATAGCGATTACCAAGAGCACCATACAAACTATTAAGAAGAATCTTAATAGCCATTTGTCTATTCTCGGCAATTGCAATATCTCTTTCAATACGATACATTTCTTGTTTGTCATTTTTATCTACCTTCTGCAATTCTTTTTGTGCAGTAATCATTTCTTGTTTTATGCCAACACGTTCTTTATACATCTCATCGATAATGAATGGAATAATACCAGTCTTATCAGTTCGAAAATACTGCCCGTTCGCAGCAAGAGCTTTGCCACGATTATCAGGTCTTACGGATTTAGTTAGAACATTTTCAATATCGAACTGTGTAATCTCTCCATTAGCAATAGTTTCCGGCGACATATTATATTGCATAATAATCGACGGATAGAGAGAGTTTAAATCAAAAGATACAACGTTATCATGTATTCCTACCTGTGGTTCTTTTACGAAACCGCCTGGATAATTTGTTTTAACTTTATCTTCTACGAATGGTACTACGATATTATTTGCCATCAATCTACGATAGATAATTGTGTCCCATATCATTGTTGTACCAAACGTGTCATTATAGTTCACACCACCTTTATAGGCCATTGTCATACATAAAGTAATAAGACCTAGCTTATCTTCAATACGGTCTACTAACTCTACGTCTTTAATGTTATAGTCAATAAACTTTTGATGATTATGTTTATATAGTGTATGTAGGTTTGAATACTCTTCATATGATAGTTTCTTTTCTCCAAGTACAACATGTGCAATATGGTCGAGTTTATATGATTCTTGTGGACCATAAGAGTAACCAAACTTTTTAAATAAGTCAAGATAATCAAGTTGGGATATACCTTTGAGTTCATAAGCAGTTTGAGTTCTACCCATCTTTGTAATATCTTGTCTATCAACTAATCCCCACGGACTAAGTCTTTTAACATATGCTTCGCCTAGCATACGGTTAATACGATTTACAAGATAAGGTATATCAAAGAATCTTGTGTTCCAGCCTGTGACAACATCTGGACTGTGTTGTTGTGAAGACCAATGTGTAATAAAGTTAATAAGCAAATCATCTTCACGGTCAAACTTACGATAGACAACCATGTGGTCTTTCATATATGATTGTTCTACGTCATAGTCACCAAGACCCCAGACATAGTAAGTTCCACCAATATTGCTTTTCATAGCAATCGAAATAACTTTGTGGTCTGCTTTTTCTGGCTCAGGGAATCCATCATCTGAGGCAACCTCGATATCGATTGTGCTTACATTAATTTTGTTTCTATTGAATTCAATATCACCTGGATAGTAATCGTTAATGAATGCTGGAATGTACTTTGTATTTCCATAAATCTTTTTGCCTGATACGTTCTTATTTGCATTAACGTATTCATTAGCAGCTCTCATAGATTCGAACCTTTTACCAGCGTTTGCTACACCAACAGGAGTTCCATCTAGTGCTTTCCATTCGGTTGGAAGATTAGTTGATGTAAAAAGGATTGGTTCGTATTTGATTTTCTTTTCTATTCGTCTGCCGTGGTCATAACCTCTAAGAAGGATTTGATTACCATAGCGTGTGACGTTAGTGTAAAATTGTAACATAATGTATATTATACCATAGTTTACGGTGAATGTACACCGTTATTTTCAAAAGGTTGGGGGAAGTTTCCCTCCCCCGCATGATTGTGTCAATGAGTCTTAAAAACTTGCCACTTGAGCAATCATTATGGCTGGTGCTAATCCTAAGATTAGTATTGCCACAAGAGTACTAAATGCAGCTGTTTTTAAGGTCTCGGCAACGTCATCATATTTCTCCATGTAATGAAGTATATGTTTCATGTTGTTCTCCAGTAAAAAAGTTTATTACTTATCTACTGGGTGTCGCTGCTCGCCAGTTTACCCTTTCAGGTATTCTTTCTTCTTTGATGCCCCAGCAGACCCTAATTGAATCTTCCTAGGACGCTTCTCTTCTGGAAGTTCTACTCTAGCATACACTACGAGTATTCCATCCTTCAAATCAGCACCGTCTATTACGACAAATTCAGAGAGTCGGAAGGACTTCTCAAATTTGCGGGACGATATACCTTTATAAGCATATTCACGCTCAGTTGGCTCCACCTCACCTTTGATTTTAAGAATGCCATCTTTAAGTTGGATATCAATATCCTCTTCCTTAAATCCTGCAACCGCAAGCTCGATGAGAAATTTTTCATCATCGATTTTCACAACGTTATGTGGTGGATAGTTATCGTTTCCAGACCTGGCACTTTGATGAATTCTTTCTAAGTCTTCAAATAAAGTATCAAATCCGACAAAAAGCGAACGCGGTACGTTCAAAGTATTTCTTACCATTTTTATTTCCTCCTATTAAATAGCAAGGTTGTGAGAACCGGCCCATTGCCGCATTCTTCAATTATATTTATAATAGCTTAGATGCTACTTTAAATAATTTGTGAAAATATACCAAGCATCATTCCTGCACTAAATATTGTTACATATAAAAGTAACTGTAATTGTTCATTTATCATTCTATTTCTTGGTATTAAATTTAATTTTTTTAAGTCTTTTACTAATCTTTTTCCTGTCATTCAGTTTTTTGGGTGTTTCCAATATTGTATTTTGGACAGAGCTCCCATTGAGATTTTTCCTTAAAGGGAATCACCTTAATTTGTCTTAAAGGAGCAATCTCTTTTGCAAGACTAGGGTTTACTATAGTTACGAGTCCCCAATCAGCTAATAAAGTTGCTATTGTATTTCTACGTTGTACATCGTTTTCTAATAAGTTAGATGGCTTTCCATCTAACAAAAAGAGCTCTTTGAAATGTGTAATAAAGTATCTGCCTTGTTTATGTAATATATGACAAGACTGGTATAGCTTTTGGTCCTTACGAGATGCTACGCCTATTCTCGTAAGTGTTTCTCTTATTTTAAGAAAATCGTCTGGTTCGTTGAGAGTAACTTCAAGCATACTGCTTGGAGTCCAATCTGTTATTTGTATGTTATCGTTTTCCACCTTTATAAATCCTTTGTTTCAATTGTTCAATTTGTTCATTACTCAATAATGATAATACAGATTTAGCCTTTTCATTACTATACCCATAATACTCTTTGATGAGTTCAAGATTGTCTATATCGCTAGGTTTAACCCATTTAGACCATCTTTTCTTCTTTCTTATTATATTTATAAAAAAATCGAACTGAACGCGATGGTCTAGGTGATGATATCGATTCATTTCGTTTGCATACAAAATAGTATCTTTAAAGAAAGATAATCCACGGTTAATTATAAATGGATTATATTCTTTCTCAGCAATATCGTCAACCATGATGTCTTTCTTAGTTTCATTAATTGCTTTTAGATATTCAAAGGGATTCATTAGCTAATAAACTCATTTTTAGTTTTGATATATTCTTCTGCAGAGGCTCTTGAATCAAAGGTTCTTTCTGCAACAATTACTTTTTCAGAATTGTATTTAACTGCTCTATATCTTTCAGTCTCAAATCCTTCATAATGCACTGTGACAATATGCCAATCATCTGCTTGTTCTTCTACTATTTTACCTCCAATAGGTACTGGTCTAAATGTCTTCATTTAAATTTTACTCCTGCCATAACTTCAGTTAAGCACGCAACCATATTAAGTTCATGGTCAGCAACAAAACTGTTTTTATATTGATAATCTGCCAAAATCAAAACAAGTTGTGGTATTGATTGTGGCTCTACGAAATCGTTCATATTGTCATATAACTTACGAAACATTGCTGCTGGTTCTGTATCAATATTATCAGCAACCCATTGTCTCATCTTCTTAAAGTCTTTTACTTTTAATGCATTCATTAAACTATCAAGGCTCACATCAGATACATTGACTAATATTCCACTGTCAATCTTGCCAAAGTTAGAGTATCTTTGTAATTCGTTTAACGTTCTACGAAAGTCTGGAAAGTATTTAATAATAAGTTCAGCAAGAACTGCAGGGTCTGAATTAATACTTTCAACTGCAAGTATTTGTTGAACTCTTTGCATGAATTGACCTGCCAACGAATCTCTTTCTTTCTTTGGCATAGCAAATTCAATAACACTACATCTTGAATGTAATGGTTCAATTACTCTATTCTTAAAGTTACATGTTAAAATAAATCTACAATTAGCACTAAATTCTTCAATAAATCCACGAAGAGCAGGTTGGGTGGATTGGGGATTTAGATAGTCTGCTTCATCTAATATTACCACCTTGTATCCACCCGATAAGGAAACCGAGCTTGCAAATTGTTTTATTTTATTTCTAAGTGTATCGATGCCTGATTCTTCTGAACCATTAATAACGATATAGTCTAAGTCTAATTCATTACATAATGCTCTTGCAACAGTAGTTTTACCTGTACCTGCTGTACCTGTAAACATCATGTTTTGAAGTTCACCTTTACTTATGATATTTGTAAAGACTCTTTTTAAATCTAAAGATAGAATACAATCATCTATCTTTTGTGGTCGATATTTTTCAACCCAGAGAAATTCTTGCATTATAGTACCTCCCAACCTTCAACTGTATCTAATCTAAAAGACCTCCATGCGTTTTTATCTAATGACCAAACTGGAAATGCCTCCATTGAATTAGATGAATAATTGATAGTTGTTTCAACACCATTTGCTTTTAGAACTTTTGGGTTTAGAGTACAAGGCATGACTCTTAATTCGCCTGTATCTATCTTTCTAAAACTTACTGTGACTTGCCCTTTTTGTAAAGCCTCGAGCAATTTGGCTTTTTCATTGTTGTCCATAATATATCCTATAATAAAATTTGAGGGGACTTTCACCCCTCTAGTATTAACCTTCAGCTGAATCTTCTTCAACAGCTTCGACCTCAGGTACTTGACCTTCTGGTGTTTCGCCGTTTTTAGAAGCTGCGTTTAGAAACTTAACTGTTCTGTTTCTTAAACCGCCAACTGCTTCAAGCTCAGGGCCTTCAAATCCACCTCTTTTAGAACAAATATCAATTATTTGTACCATTGTAGCGATGTCTTGTAGACTTAACTGGACGCTTTCTTCAGCTTCAGTTTCAACGTTATTCACTTCTTCTGACATAATTTTCTCCTATGCATAGTTACGAAAATAAAAAGACCCGCCCCATGCGGCATCTTCCTTTCCTACAAT